GGTTTCTACTTCGGCAGTTTGGGGTGCCGTGCCCTGAACCATCGGCTGATGCCAACGGCTCGAAAGTGTCTGTCATGCAAGCGGGCGTCCATCGCTCGCCGTCGGCATAGCCGGGTCGTTCAGACTACTGGCGAGATCATGCCGAGTAAGGTTGCTGCTTCTTGTAGGCGGTCAGCGATTCCTCTCTCGCAAAGCCCCCATTCCATGATGTCGAGATCGACTTCGACGCCTTTTACGGTGCCGTTCTTGGCTTCCTGGACGGTGAGGGTTACGGTGTCTTTCTTCGCTGGGCGGAGTGTCACTTCGTAGCCTGCTTCGAGTAGTGCTCTGAGTTCTTTATACATGGTCTTGTGTGGTTTCGAGTCTGAACCATCGGCTGGTGCCAACGGCTCGAAGTTGATCTATCGTGTTGGCGGTGCGGCACGCTCGCCGTTGGGCACAGCCTGAGCGTTCGGCACAAAGCCCTCGTCGCCGTTCGCCCATGTGCAGACATGTTTGAGCGTAGGATTAATGAAGCCGTTTCGAGCATACTGCCAGTCCACGCGGATTAGCCCCTTTCCGTATTTGCGCTCGCACTTCGCTTGGTCGCATTCTCGCTCAAGCGTGGCGGCAATCTCTTGGATGCGAGCAGCTACTTTGAGCATTTCACCAGCAGCAGAGACAAGTACCGAACCATGCGCTGCACGGTCAACTGCCGGGGCGCTCGCTGTTTTCGATGTCGATTTTTTAGCCATAGAGTCAGCGTGTTTGAGGTTGGTTTCCGCCCCCGGCAGCGCCGTGAGCTAGGTCGTTGTCCCACACTGAGAACGTCTCTCGAACTGCGGGGATTGGTTGAGCCTTCCATTGTGCGATGATGTCAGGCAAGACTTGGCCCCTCCAGACTTCGGCGGGGAGCCATGAGTCCGCGTTGAGGTCGTAGATTGCATCTCCGCAGGTGGCTATCCAGTGCGTGCGTTGATTCCGTGCCCCGATTGGGACGCCTGGACGCATCCATGAGCCGATGCCTTGCAGCCAGACCACCGACATCGCAGTCGTGCCAGTGTCTTCAATTTCTTGGCCGTGCTGCTTCCATCCGACTTTGAGCGTGTTGAGGGCTGCGATCATCCGCTTGTCATTGACCCACAATCCCGGCCCTGGAAAGGCGTGCAGGATGTCGCTGGCGTTGCGACCAAGCGCGGCGGCTAGTGCTGCATGTCCGCACGCACAGCGGCCCGCCTCGGCAAGCCTATACGCATCCTGTGGGCAAGTGTGGGACAACCAGCCGCTGCTACCAATGACTGCCGCGTGGGGGTCATTGGCGAGGGAGTAGCTTGAGGGCGCGGCATTCATGGTAGAGCTTGATCGTTCTGGAGATCACGTTTGAGGCGCTGGAGGTAGATCGCGAGATCCATGGCTTCCTCCTGCGCGTGCTGTGCCCATTGGAGCGGCGAGAGGTCATCGCGCTCCATTGTTGTTCCGTATTTTCTGCGACCTCGTTCCCTACGTTCGCGGATTGCTGAGATGACTTGTTCCTCCACCACTTCGGGCTGGCCTTCCGCTGCTGCTGCCAGTTTTATTTCCAGCTCACGACAGTAGGCGGCCAGATTGCGGTATTGCTCTTCGAGTTCGCGGTGTGCTTCGAGCGACACCATGACTCCAGAACCAGCGACTGGCGGCAACGGCTCGAAGTTGGTTTTGGGTGTATTCATAGGGATGTGCTCGCCGTCGCCACAGCCTTGTCGTTAGCTGGCTCAGAAGGCGTTTCGGCCTTCGGAGTTTTCCGAGGCCGTCCGCCCTTCGCGCCGTTGGCTTTTGCGGCGGCGCTTTTTGCTTTGGAGCGTTGGCTCCCCATGAGGGAGCCAACATTGATCTTGTGTCCGCAGTGGGGGCATTGCATGGGTTAAGCCTCACTGAAAAATGCACCTGCATTTTGATTCAAGGTTTTCAGAGCTGCGAGGGTTTCAGCCGTGGCAGCAATGGTTTTGCCTCCCGACTTTTTAACACCCTTGCGACCGCCCCAGGTGTGGCCGTCTTCTTTGGTTGCCATCAGGCGGCCTTGATCGCCGGTGACGAGGTAGATGCCTTTGCGGCGTGCTGTGGTGGCTGGCTGCGCGTTGAGGAGGGCGGCGGCGGTTTTGTGAGCGGCGAATTTTTCGGAGCGTGTTTTCATAGATTTGGATGAGTTGAGTTTTCCGTTGACCCCGTATCTATAAACCCAACCGTTGGGTTTGTAAAGAGCGAAGATGAAATTATTTTCATCACCCTCGCGCTGTCGCGCTGTCGCGTTTTCAAGGTTCCAGGCCAGCCAGCTAACCAGCGGCTGGAGGATCAACTTCGCTAAGGCTCAGTGCCTCAGCCTTATCGTTCACACCTGATCGGCGATGGCGTAGGCTGTGATGCTGCCACCAGTGGGGACGGAGCCGGTGAGGTAGGCGACGAGGGAGCCGACTCGGCCAGACATCCACTCAGTGCCGAAGGTGGCACGGGAGGGCATGGAATAAGTGGAGCCGCTGGTGACATCGGCGACGATCTGGTGATAGACGCCGCTGACTTTGAGAGCGAAGCGGATGTCTGAGGCCACGCCAGCGCCGTCCACCCAGAGGGCATCAGGGAAGATGGTCTTGGAGCCGCTGAGGGCCACGAGTTCGACCTCGCTGACATGGCCGGAGCCTGCGACGGCATCGGCCCCGGAGCCGCCGCCTGTGGCGGAGCCTGCCTGGCCGGTGAAGCCGCCTGAATGAGACGCTGCCACGCCAGTGGCACTGTAGGCTACGGTGAGATCACCTGCCACGGCGGTGGTGGTCACGCCAACGAGTGCGAGCGCATCGAGAGCTGTCTCCAGCGCCGCTGCGCCATCAGCGGCGTCCCAGGTGCCCGCGTTGGTGTCGATCCAGGTGCTGCCATCTGCCGGGTCGGTGGCGGAGGCTGTGAAGACATGGGCGGTGCCGTTGCGGGTGTAGGTGGCAACCCATTCCGCATCGGTGCCGGAAAAGGAAAAGACGACATCTGCCGGTGCCGTGGCGGCGACGGGGGCGACGGTGTAACCCTGGAGAACACCGGAGCCGCGGACTCGTGTGGCCACGGGAGCGACGAGCGCGCGGCCATCGGCGCGGAGATAGGCGGTGCAGATCCAGCTTGCCGATCCAGAGGCTCGACTGCGGAAGGTGGCGACATCACTGGCTGCGGTCGTGATGTTGGCACCGGTGGGCAGGATGAAGGTGGAGGCGTTGTGCGTGAGTGTGTTCACGCCAGTGAAGCGCGCGTGAATCACGGTGCCAGCAGGCGCGGTGCCGAGTGTGCTGGCGCTGAAGGTCTGGCCGCTGTCGGTGCATTCAATGTAGTCACCAGTGGCATTGGCGACGTTGTTCAGCGCTACGTCGCTGGTGCGCTGGGCATACACATGCAGCGCATGTGTGTAGGAGGGGACTCCACCGTCCACATCTTTGGACAAGCCTAACAATCCGCGCTGAATGGAAACGCTGGCGGCCTGAATGAGAGCCAGGCCATCGGACGTGATGCCGGTGAGGTTGCTTTGCAGGATGGTCCAACTCGTGCCGACTGTGGCATGATCGCCAGCGACTGCGGTGGTTTTACAAACAATCGTGTCACCGATCTCGACGACGACGCCTGAGGCTCCGCCGATTTTGCCAGCGACTGAGATGGCATACACATCGCCCTTTGTGGCAGCGGGGTAGTTCGGGTTGGCGCTGGCATCGATGACATCCTTGAAGGTCATGGCACCGGCGGCCGCCGAGAGATCAACATTGAGCGTGATGACCTTGGTGTCAGGATCGACGTCGAAGGTGATGTTGCTGCCTTCAGCGAGCTGCTCGATCAGCCAGAGCTTGGCAGCGAGTCCAGCGACATCGGGAGCGCCGTCATCGAGCCGGGCGAGCGAATTGATGACGATGAGATCGAAGGGCAGGGACTTCTGCGGATTGGTGTCGGTGCTGATCTCCCATTCGATCTGCGCGCGTAGCGTGATCTGAGTCGCGGTGCCGATCAGAGCTTCGAGTTGGGCACTGTCGGCGAGGCCGGTCCAGGTGTAGCGCACAGCGGCTCCACTACCTGCCGCCGCCCAGGCTCCTGCGGGGAAGAGCGACTCCTCCGCGTCTGGATCATCCGCAGGCTTGACGACGAGACGGAGACTGTCGGCGGTGTAGTCCGTGATGGGGCCGAGCGTGCCGGACTCCATGAAGCCCGCCTTCAGCACCAAGGTGCAGCCGAGGAGCGCGGAGATGGCAGGCGGGGTGGGGCCAGTGGTCTGGGCACGCGCGGTGCCAATGAGGGCGTCAATGTAGAGGAGCTGTGGCTGCACTCTCCGAGTGGGGTGTCAATCCGACGAGAGAGGAAGCGGGGAAGAGGAGAGCAGGGGAAGAGGAGACAAGCACCGAACTCCCGCAGGAGCCGACAGACTCGCTGTGGCTCGCTAGCGGCTCAGCTCTTTGTTCGCTGTTAGATAGTCGCGCAACCCTTGCTCATTGGAGGGCAAGGATCGAAGCCAAGCTGCCAGTTCTGGAGAGGCGGAAAAAGGCAGGTTGCCTGCATCGTTCCAAATTTTTGCAAAGTCCGCAAAAGACAGCGAACAAGCCTGCTGCTGGTCAGCAGAGCGGGGCTCTGTGGCATTATCGAGTTGATTCTGATTCATGAGTTTGATTCCTTCGGTTTAGTTTTCTCTCCCCCGCTCTGTGCCAGAGCAGGGACGTTCGGACCTCAGTCCACCTTCGTGTATTGAACACTCGCGCCCGCAAGCACTGTCACCGTGCTGGAACTGACACTTTTGCTGCGCAGGGTCACGTAACCGGAGGCAGTGACTGTGATGTGACCTTCGACGGTGCCGTAGTTGCCGGTCGCGGCAGCGGTGGTCGTGGCAGCGGTGGCGTCGTCGTAGTCTTCTGAGACGCGAACGATTTCGGTGGTCTCAGCGTTGCTCCATCGGCTGATATAATGGAGCAGGGACTTCGTCGGGCCAGTGAGTGAGAAGCTGGCACCCTTCGCCGTGCCGGACGTGGTGAAGGGGAAGCTGAATTTGAAGTGGTAAGTCTTGCCAGCTTCGACGGGGAATTTGTAGTCGGTGACATCTACGTAGCTGGTGGTCGCATTCGCCACACCCGTGGCGATGGCGCGGACCATCGGCGTGAGGAAAGGAGACCCAGCGGACTCGATAGGCGTGCCGGTGGATGGGAAAAGCTCGGGGCCTTTCCAAATCGTGTTGTCGAGATAGAACTGCTCGATGACCTGGCTGCGCTGCTGGCCTGCCGAGGAGTTGACGCGCCAGATGAGTTGGGCGGATAACAGCAAGTATTTCTCCTGATCCGTGGGCGGGTTGGCCAGAAACAGGAGATCCGTCAAAGCCGGGACATTGTAATCGATCTCGCCAACCCAGCGGCTGATTGCGGCATCCCACACGAACGTTTCGCAGCCTGCCAGGATCGGAGCCGCCGCTGCATATTTGCCGACTGCTTTGACGACGAAGGCGAATTCTTCAAGCTCAGTGGGAACCACCGTGAGTCCATCGCGCGTATCATGGATCTCGATGCGTGAACTCTCGCCGTAGGACTGGCGAAGCATGGTCACAGGCTGCGCGAAGCCAGGGGAGACGATGAGCTGGGACGTGGCGCGTTCGAGGGTGAGTTGCATGGCGGGGAAAATTGAAAATTGGAAAGCAGAAAGCAGAAATTAAGCGGCCCAGGTGATGGTGGTGATGAGGCGGTTGGGTTCGATCTTGCTGTCTGGGAGGGTGGTTTCAGTGACGCGGAAGTCGTCTTTCCGCAGCATGGCGTAGAGCTTTTTGCGACCGCGCTGAGACAGATCCTTCGGCGTGGGGATGGTGATGGATTTGGACTTGGCGGTAGCGGCCACGGTGATTGCCTCCATGAGGGAGGCGTAGGTTTTGTTGAGCAGCTCAGGCGATTCTTCCTGGGTGAGTTTGAGGGCTTCGGCGGCGGTCATGGGGGCGGAGTTTTGTTGTTCTCGGTTCGCGGTTCGCTGTTAGGCGTTGGCGGCGGCTTGGCGTTTTTTGGCGATGAGGAAGACGATGTGGGCGTGAAGGCGTTTGAAGTCGGGGACGAAGACGAGGGCGCAGCGGGTGGTGAGCTGGTGGGGGTTCTTCACGGCCTCTGCACCGATGGCGGCGAAGACGTAGTCTTTGAAGGTTTGCAGATCTTTTTTCAGCACGGGACCGGTGGCAGCACGCGGGCGGAAGGGCTCGGGCTGCTTGCCTTCGTTTCGGTTCTGTTCGCCCAAAGTAAAATCACGCACGCCCTGGGGCGGGATGTAAGCGGCTCCGAGCTGGGGGAATAACCAACGCATATATTCGCGCAGCATGGACTGCATGAGCAGGCCGTTTGATCTGCGCCATTGGAAGGGTTCTGTCTTCGGACGAGCCATGATCAGAAGGTGGGGATGAAGAGCGGATTGTATTCGTAAGTGAGCGTGTAGAGATACAGCTCCTTATCGAGGATGCGCTCAGACTGGACTCCGGCTAGCTTGAAGCAGCTCGACGGGTAGTTGTAGGTGAAGCTGGCGGCGACCCAGCGGACGTCGTCGAAGATATTGAACTGCGCGGGGATGTATTCGGGAGTGAGGGAGAGACCGACGCGCTCGGTGGGCGCCGGTGTGGTGCTGAGCATGGTCTTCACCAGGTTCAGTTTGCTGACATCGAAGCTGGCCTTGCGGGAGGATGCCCAGCCGTTCCACACGCCGTCTTCATCGGTGAATACTTCCGGTGTGACTGAGCCGAGGGTGATGGCGGCGGAGCTGTTGATGTTCTGGCCGTTGACGGTGACTTTCCATGTGGCGGGTTTGGGGTTGCCATCACCGTCGAGGATGATGCCTTTGTAGCTGGGGGTGACACGCCAGACTTTGGAGGTGACTTCTTCTTTGTCATCGATGCCGACACACCAGAGGGTGGGGATGGTGGGATGCACGAGTCCGATCTGGAAGGCATCAGGATCGCTCGTGATCCAGGTTTGCGGGCCTTCGTCCCAACCTTCTTCCGGCTGCTTGATGCTGGAGGATTCGAGCTTGTGGCCGGGACGGAGGAGGCCTTTGCCGCGCAGGGTATGCTCGTAAGCCATGCCGGGGATCTCTTCCTTCGTGACACATTCCTCGATGTCCATGAGCGGATAACCCGGCAGAGCGCCGCCGCGATCAAAGGTGTCTTCACGATCTGTCTGCCATTTGAGGGTTAAGGCGTCCAGCTTCCGAGGCGATGCGGTGCGCTCTTTGCCATCAAGCTGGAAGTTGCGCAGGCCGTAAAGGCTGACTGAAGGCATAAGACTCATGAGCCGGAGAGGACGGAAAGGAGTTGAGGGAGGATCTGGGTGACGATCTGCGCGGCCTGGGCAGCGGGACCGCCCGTGTCTTTGGGATCTGCTGCAGCGGCGTTTTTGCCGGCCTGGGCGGCGAGGGGATTGGTGGCTGGGTCTTTGGGGCCGAGGGTGCCAAAGGCTTCCTTCACGGCGGCATCACGCTCACGGCGGCTGGTGGTGACGCGGTCGGCGGCGCGCTGGCGGGCTTCGTCAGCACCGCCCTGTCTTTCGCGAGAGTAGCCTTTGATCTTGCCGTCTCTGTCGGGCTTGGCAGCGGCTTGATCTTCGAGGGCTTTTTTGGCCTCGACCATCTGCTTGGCTTTGGTCAGGGCGGCCTGCTCACTGAGCCCGGCCTGATCCATGAGCTCCGCCTGGATTTGCTGGATGGCAGCCTGCTTTTCCAACTCTGCGACCAGCTCTTTGTTACCTGCGATCTTGGCATTGATGAGGTCCATCTCTGCCTGGAAAGCGGCGAGAGCATCACCCTGCTGGGCTGCTTTTTCGGTGTCGGCTTTTTGTTGTTCGGCAGCCCGTTCTTTTTCATCGGCGATGTCACGCTCGGCATCGCGGCTTTGTTTGCGGAGGTTGAGTAGATCGGTCTCGATCTCCAGTCTCTGCTCGTCGAAGCCGGGGCCGGTGAGGGCATCACGCTCTTGTTCCAGGCGGATCATCTCTCGCTTCACTTCGATGAGCTTGAGGTTTGGCGGAAGGATGGAGAGGTAGTCTTGCATCCGCTTTTCATTGAGAGCTGCTTCAGCGGAGAGAAGCTGGTTGATCTCTTTCTGGGCAGCGGCCTGCTCCTTTGGATCTGGTGCGGCTCCGCCACCTGGAGACTGTGGTGAGGATGGCGGGGTAGCCGCTGGAGTGATGACTTGACCGTTGGCATCAAACCGTTTGGCCGGACCGAACTTAGCGAAGGCACTTTCAGCAGCGCCTTTATCCTGTGCCTCTCTGTTGTTGGCGCTGACTGAGTTGGATGCCGCACCGCCAAAACCGAGCAGCTTGCCGATGCCTTCACCGACGCCTTGGTTGAGTGACTCGCGGAGCTTGTTGGCTTCCGCGAGGAAAAGCACGGTCTCTCTGGTGGCGAAGGCGATGCCTGCACCGATGTCCATGAAGAGCTGCTTGTTATCCTCGAGAACAACCGAGAGATCTTTGGCACCCTGGACACCCTGACCGAAGATCCCTTCTGTGAGGGCTCCAGCGGCCTTATCGATAGCCGAGTTCATGGTGCTGAAAGCCACGCCTGCGGTATCACCCGCCTCCCCCAAGGTGCCGAGCTTACCGACGAGGTAGTTGTAAAGCTGACCGGCCTTCTCCGCCTTGGCAATGTCGGCGCTTTTGATGTTCAGCACCTTGGCGAGCGTGCTGTCTGCGCCGATATTACCACTGACGATGGAGCGCATTTCCTGCGCGAGCTGCTCGGCGGGGATGTTTGTATTGGCGAGGGCATTGGCGAATTTGCCAACGAGCGCGATGTTTTCTTCGACACTGATGCCTGCTGCCTGCGAACTGCCGAGGGTGGCGAGGAAGCCATCCACCAGGCCGGTCAGAGAGGCGGCGGTCTGCGGCTCCAGATCAACCATGGCCTGCATGGCTTTTGCGGCTTCCTGTTTGGAGGCTTCCGCGCTGAGGCCTTTGAACTGGCGGAGGACGTTGGAGATGGCGGTTTCACTATCACCAATGGTTTGGTTAAACTCTATGCCACGGCGGACCAGGAGCCCGAGGCCTGCGGCACCTGCGAGCCCGCCGATCATGCCGCCGCTGCCTGCGAAGGCTTTGCTGAAACCTCCCTGTGACTGGAGTTGATCCTTGAACTTCTTGGCCTCGCCTCGGGCTTTGGCGAGCTGGGCCTGGTATTGGGCGATATCGAGTCGCAGGGATGCTTCAAGGGAGGCGCTCATTTGACGGTAAATCCGGCGCTCTTTCCGGCGCGGTTGATGTAGGTTTCCCAGCGGCGATCGAGCGCGCTGACACGGTAGCCGAGTGCGGCCTGGATGCGGCGCTCGATATCCTTCACGCCGCGTCCAAAGCTGACTTCATTGGTCATGGTGATAGCGATGCGCTGATCGGTGACTTCAACCCGCAAGCGGCCTGGAGCGGCGAGCTTTCCGGTGCCATAGGGGAGTTTGGCGGCGAGGGCACGGAGGGCGGGTGCCCAGCCGCTGGCGAGCCACCAGACGTGGCTCTGCTCCTGCTGGATGTAGCTTTCGAGGCTCTGGGGATTGGAGACGAAGAAGACGTGCTCACGGCGGGCTTTGGAGCGGCGACGGCGACCGCCCCCGGTGCGGTTATGGAGGGCACCGCCATCAAAGGGGGAGAAGCTTTTGCCGGTGGCGGTTTTGACGATGTCAGCGGCCCGCGTGTCGTCACCAGCGCTATGCAGGAACCAGAAGGCACCAGCCTGTGCAGGGGAGCGGGCGGCGATCTGATCGTAGGCGTCTGAGGCGGTGCCGTAGAGGCTGCGGATGTCACGCGCGACGGCTGCCTGCCCCTGCTTTTCCGCCTTGCGCCCGGCGACGCCCGCACTGGCAGGCGGGGTGATCTTGGCGACCTGGACGAAGAGCAGGCGAGCCTGGTCCCGCATGACCTCAACAGCGGCTTTTTTGGAGGTCATGGCCAGCCTAACAACGGCTGCATCAAAGGCGGCGGTGTTGAGGTTGAGTCCATCGGTGTCTGACATGGGATCGGCGGGAGTTGCTGGGAGGGCGGTGTCAAAGGGGGACGGGAGCCGTTGACGGTGGTTGAGGGTGCTGCGCACCGTTGACGGTTGTTTACCGTTGTTGGCGGCGGCTGGTGGCTGCGTTTGATCTTTAGAGATCGAGGTCGGGCTTCCACTCGCCGCGCTGGTAACTTTCGCGGAGGGATTGGATGCGGAGCATTTCACGGCCTGATGAGCTGAGGCGCGGATCTGGCCAGATGTAGGATTCGCCATGGAGGAGGCCGCTGGCGAGGATCATGGACCAGGCTTCGACGAGGGAGACTTCCCAGCGCATTTCGTGGCGGGTGATGCCGCCCGGATAGGCCCGGCTCAGGAGCGCGTAGTATTGCGCGGCTGAGACGGGCAGTGCTAGTTTCCCGAGGAGCCTCCCGAATGTCCCGAGGGCCTGCGGATGGCGATCATCTGCCGGTGGGCGCTGCGCATCTGCACGGCCTGGTGGATGGCTGGCCACTCACTGCCGGGAGGGATGGCTTTTTCTGCCCAGGCATTAGCAGCACGCAGGAAGGCGGAGGGGCGGCCACGCAGACTGTCCCACTGCTCTGGAAGGTGACTGGCAAGGTAGAGGACGAGAGCGGCCTGCTCGATGAACTGATGAGCATCAATCACCTGCTCGATGCTCAGGCTGGCATCCTTGGCCTTCAGACGGTCGATGATCAAAGGGACGGTATCGAGCCCGCTGGAGGCTTCATCCAGATCGGTGATGCGGACGAACAAACTTTCACGCTCACGCGACCAGGGCTGCAGGGGTGCGTCATTCCAGATCCATTCACGATCACGCTGCCAAGCGTCTTCACGCTGATGCTCGGCGGTGGTGGCATAGGCTTCGTCCTCTGGTGCCATGGGAGCAGGAGGGGCGGAGGGGGATTGTTTGGGGGATCGGCGGCTCATAAAGAAAAGGTGAAGAGGGGACTTGGGGAAGAGGTGGTTACCAGCGGATCGGAGGGGATTTGAAATGCTGATCGACGCGGCGCATGACGCGGCCGCTGGCGTTCATGGTGATGAGGGACTGGAGGGTGCTGCCTTCTTCTTGAATAAGCAGGAGCGGGGTGGTGGTGCTGAGGGCTTTCTTCAGCAGGGCTCGGCAGTGCAGGGCGTCATACATGATGACGAGGGGGTGTGCGGGGTCGGTGTCTTCTAGCCGGAGACGTCGGGGATCTGAAGAGGTGGGGGCGAGGGCGACGAGGTGGAGCGCGTCTTCCTGCACGGCAGCTCCGGTGGTGAGACGACGGGCGTAACCGAGCCGGGGGAGCCGGTAGAGGTGGGAGCCGTCTGAGCCATCGATCCGGGTGACGGGAATGCCGATGCCGCCGAGGCTGGCGACGAGGTCGAGATCAGTGAGGGTGAAGTGCCCGGACTCAAAATCACGGACGGTGGCGCGGCGGTAGAGGGTCATCTGCCCGTCTGCCACGGACTTCAAACCGTGAGGGATGCCCTGCTTCTGCCAGTCTAACAAACGATCATAGTTGTCATGGGCGCGCATCATGATGCAGAGCGGATGCATAGGCTGCTCTTTGTCCAGTCTGCCAGACTGCCAGAGCAGGGCGTCTGTGACCTGGATGGCGGCGTATTCGGGGCGGAGGCTGAGGCCCTTAAAGAGAAACTGCGTGTGCAGTTTAGCGCCGGATCGGGAGGGCTGAACCAGCTCGGCGGTGAAGGGGAAACCCAAGGCCAGCATGGAAGCGGCGAGCTTGGTATTACTGACAGCGGCGGAGGGGATGGCAGGCAGGGCCATGAGGGGGATCGGCGGAGGTTGGGGTTGTGCAGTGCTGAGCGCTCAGCTTTGGAAGGCCGCTGCACCGGCCTATGTTTCGTGGTGGGGTAATTGGTTACGCCGCGATCTCTGGGTAGTAGCTCATGGGCACGGTGACCATGGGGACTTTCTCGGCGTTGGTCTCACGTTTGACCTCTTTGACCATAAGGAGCTTCGCGGCATCGCGGGTGAAGCCGTGGATGGTCAGGCCATCAGCGACGGCGAACTGAGCGCAGACAACGGCTTCGCCGGGATACACATTGGCCAGGCCTGTGGCCAGACCGTTGGCGTCAGGGACGATCTCGCCTTTGACTTCAATGTCGAGCGCCTTGCGGGTGACCTGGACTTGCAGGATCTGATTGTAGCCGCCTGTGGAGCCTGTGGCACCGGCCAGGTTGCCTTCCTTTTCACGGATGTTCACACGCGGGGTGAAGCTGCAATCGGTGACGAGCAGGCCGGTCTCTGTGAACTCTTTGAGATCGTAGGCGGGGAGGGTGCCTTGGACTTGGTTTGGCGTGAAGGGCATGGCGGGGAGAGGTGAGGAGTGATGAGCGTTATGAGTTAGGCCAGATTACGGAGCGACGGCGGCGGCGGTGCCGCGAAGGGCGGTGGCTTTGAAGATGCATTTGGTGGTGCTCTTGGCGACGAGGACGGCACAGGGATACTCACCGACGCTGATGTCTGCACTGGGGGCGATGCCACCTGCCGTGCTGCTGAGGACGTAGATGGGGACGCTCATGCTGAGGGTGGCACCGAGGGTGAGGTCATCGTCCTCAGTGATGTAGATCACGGGCTGGCCACTGGCGGCGGCACTGGCGGCGATGGCGACGACGGCGGCGGTAGTGGCTGAGGCATCTGCATCAGCGAGCTTCCAGGTCTTGGCGGATGAGTCGTAATAGAGCAACTGGCCGATGGTGATGGTGGCACCGGCGGTGCCGATCTCACGTTTGGCATTGGCACCAGGCACGAAGCTGGTGGTGGTGATGCTGAGATCCGCAGCCGGAGCGGCGGACAGAACCAGGAGGAAGACGGAGGAGAGGAGAAGTTTGAAGAGTTTCATGGTCATGGCATTCGCGATGTCAAACGCTGCGACGGGAGACGCTGAGGTGGAGCTTCAAATCGAGCGCGTAAAAGACGCTGCGTGTGGCTGGGTCCGGGCGCATCGGCGAGGCCAGTCCGCCGTGGATGATCTTGAGGATGGTCCAGCCTGCGAGGCGTTCTTCGTCAATGGTGAGAAGCCAGGCATTCCAGGCGGCGTGATCCATGAGGCGTGACTCGATGTCAGCGAGTATCTTGCTGGCGTCTGCGCGAGTGGTCTGATTTTCGTTGTCTGCGGTCCCGGCTTCCTCACTCTTGGCCCATGTGAGCAGCACTGGATTGACGGTGATGACGCGGCGGCCAGACTGTTTGTTATCGTCTTCCTTGGCGGTGATGACGATGGCGGGCCTCACGGGTTCTTTGATGCCGTCCATGGTCTCCTTCGTGATCAGCTCATCGAGATAACCGTCATGTGTGGCGGTGAGGTAGTCGGCGAAGATGGCGGCGATAAAGACCTCCAGTGTGTGAGTGGCGAGCGTGATCAAGGCGAGCGGAAAGTTATGAGTTAAGCGTTATGGGTTATAACGGGGCGGCGCAGTCGATGACCCAGACAGGAGAGCAGGCATCAGCCCCCTGGATGCTGGTGAGGTTGTATTTGCGGCCCTGGTATTCGATGGCGTCTTTCGCGGCATCGAGCGCGCGGGGGAGTGATGCCGAGCCGTTGATGAGTTTCGGCAGATGGGCCTTCAGCGTGCGGACGTGGGCGGTGCCGTATTCGTCAGACTCGGCTTTGTTGTCACCACTGGCGACCTGGCAGCCTGCGATGGTGTAGCGTGTGCTACCCATGATGACCACGACCGAACCACTGAAGGGAGAGGCGGCCATGCCACGCAAGACAGCGGCCTGGAATTTGGCGGAGGTCATAGGCTGAGGGCTTTGGCAGGGGCGGAGACGAAGGTGGCAGCCAGGCAGCCGATGGCGGTGCGGAGATCGTCGTTGCGGGTGACTTGGTTGGAGATGAGCAGCTCGGCAGGCTTTGAGTGGGTCTCGCCGGGGCATTTCTCACTCACGCGCTGCGCGACGGCGATCTCGATGATCTGGGCATCTGTCAGCCGGACGTCGAAGGTGCGCATGCCGAACTCAGCGGTGGCGGGGTTGGTGGTTTCAGTGACGCGTGGCTCCATGACGGGGAGCAGGTGTCAAAGCCTGGACGCAGTGACGCCGTGCCCCCAACCAAAGGGCACGGCGTCTTAGCAACCAACGCGGAGAGGAAGCGCTCCGATTGTCGGGAGATTATTTGGCCTTCGCATCGGCAGCGGCCTTCGCATCGGCAGCGGCCTTCGCATCGGCAGCGGCCTTCGCATCGGCAGCGGCCTTCGCATCGGCAGCGGCCTTCGCATCGGCAGCGGCCTTCGCATCGGCGGCGGCCTTCGCATCGGCGGCCTTGGGATCGTCAGTGACCAGGGTGCAGGTGCCGGGTGCGCCGTCTTTGGAGATGACGACACCCTGAACGAGGACTTCCTTTTCGCGACCGAGAGTGGCTTTGTCTTTGGTCTTTCCGAGGACGTCGAGCGTGATCTTGGTCGTCGCGTCCTGGTGGTAGATGGCCTTCATGATGAGTGAGCTATTCTAGCACGATGGCGGTTAGGGGTTGGCGAAGACCTTGAGCGTGTAGCTCTTGGCGGTGTTGTCACCGCCAGCGGTGAGCACGGTGGCATCCAGACGGATGTAACGACGGGTGCTGGGCGGTAGCTTGATGCGGCGGCTGGCGGCGACGGCTCCAGCGCTGGCAGCGCCGGTTTGCACGAGCGTGGCGAGGCTGGGGATGGCCGTGAAGGTGGAGTCATCAGCACTGTCCTTCACGGTCAGCGTGATGGTTTTGTCATCGACGAGAGCGGGCGTGGCCTCGATCTCAATGAGGACTTCCATGTAGTCGGCATTGGGGCCGAGAGTGGTTTGTCCGAGGTCGATGCTATTGCTGGCGTTTGCAGCAGCAGCAGCAGGCAGGGCCTTGGTTTTGGTGAGGTTGGCGTCCGCCAGACGGCGGACGAGATTGGCAGCGGAGGCACTCATGGGAAGGGTGGAATCAGGGGTTCAGTGTTGAGGGTGGAGATTACTCTTCAGAAGCAGCGGCGACTTCGATGGCGTCGGCATCACCGATGGCGTCGGTGACTTCGATGGGGATGCCGTTGTAGCTGGTGGGGATCGGAGCCTCGCCTGGCTGATCTGGGCGAGTGGTGCCACTGCCATTCAGGACAACGGTGCGGCTGAGCTGCAGCTGGCGGCGGCTGCGAGCCGACATGAGGATCACGTCTGGCTTGATGCCCTGAGGCCAGGACTCGAAGCCAGTGCCGAGAAGGGCATCTGTGAGACCCTTGCCGCTGTCGCTGGAAAGGTTGCCGATGCGGCGGACGGAATGCTGGTTCGGGATGATGAGACCGGCGAAACCTTGGAGATCGGAAGCGTAAACGCGGATCTTTTTGTTGGAGTCGTTCGGGTCAACGATGGTCTCGATGATGGGATCTTCGAGGGAGAAGACGGAGCCGGTGCCGTAAGTGAGTGTGACACCATCAGGGATCTGGCCAGCAGGCTGGCGGTTGAAGCGGATCATGTAAACGGAACTGCCAGTGCTCGCGGTGGCTCCGGTGCTGCCGTTGATGTAGAGGCTGTAAACCTTGCCGGTGAGAGGATCGGTGAAGGTGGTTCCGTATGCCGTGAAGTTCTTCAGGCCAGGGAATCCTTTACCGTCGAGCACGCGACCACCGTAGATCTGCTGAGCGATTTTGAACATGGCAGCCTTCGTCATTCCAGAAGCTTCAGCGGCGAACAGGCCAGGCGCTCCACCGCGCTTATTGTTATCGGCGATGTGCTTCACGACTTCCACGCGACCACCGAAGGGGAAGCATTCGAAGATCTCATTCTTCCAGCTCGACTTGGAGTTGGAATGACCGCCGCCCATGTCATGGAAGCCGACGTTCGGGTAGCCGGTGCGGATGAGCGTTTCATACTTCAACTCACCTGGCCCGAGCTGCTCGGCAGGGAAAAGCATCAGCTCCGGTGTGGTGCCAGCGTGCTCCTCAATGAAGCCGCGCGTGGTATCACCGCAGTTGAGCTTTGCCAGCTCCAGGGTGCCGATGACTCCGACGACCGCGAAGGAACTGCCGCCAGCCGCCTGGGGCAGGACAGGCGAGTAAAGAACAGCCAGCGCGAGGGGCGCGAGCATGAGGAAGAGGCAGGCCAGAGCGAACCACTGGAATGCAGAATAACGAGGAATGAGGATTTTCATGGGGTGTGTGGGCGTGGGCTTTGGGATGTGGGACGGGGATTATTTGCCGCCGAAGACAGGGAGCTTCGAGAAGGCTGTGACGGCGCGGACACGCGGAGTGGTTTCGGCCTCCTGTTCTTTGCCAGTGCCTGTGATCGGAGCTGGGGCGGCAGCAGTGACTGCGGGGATGCCCTGACCGTGGATGCCTTCGAGGTGCTTCACCTTGCCTTCGAGTGCAGTGATCGTGTCCTGCAACGGCTTCACGGCGGCGGTGACTGCATTCCCCACAGCGCCCGAGATACTTTCGAGCGTGAGAGGCGCGGCGGCGGTGACTTGTGGAACGGCGGGAACCTCGGGAGCGGGAGGAACTGGAGCGCCGCCAGCCTCAGGTGATCCTGTGGCAGCGGTCATGAGGGGAGTGCGGATGCGGAGCATGGCGGTGGGTGTCTGGGGTTTTTCTGGAGCGGAGACAGGAGCGGGCTTGTCAATGAGGGCGCGGATTTCATCCGGGGCATGGAGGGCAGTCGTGATGCCTTTCAGCGGCGCGTAGGCGGAGAGTGCGACTTCGTCGAGCAGGGTATCGACGAGACCGATCTCCTTAGCCTGTGCTCCTGTGAGCCAGGTCGTGGCAGTCATGCGCTGCATCCATTCGGCCTCGGTGCCACCGGCTTTGTTGATGAAGGCGGCAGCCATGGATTTATTACAGGCATCGAGGGTTTCGATGTGCTTGCGCAGGGTTTCCACGTCCCCTCCGACACACCAGAACTCGGCATCATGAATCATGACAAGTGCGTTGCTGGCACTGCGGATTTCATCGGCAGCACAAGCGATGACTGGCGCGGCGCTGTAGGCAAAGCCGTCAATGGTGCAGACGATGCGGGCATCTTGCCGCGCCAAGATCGAACTGATGGCGATGGCGGTGGCGAAGTCGCCACCTTCGGACGTGATGTAGAGATTGATGAGATCGACCTTGCCCAGGGCGGTGAGAGCAGCCTCGAACTCCTGGAGCGTGCCAGCGCCTCCGGTTTCGTATTCTTCGCCGGTCCAGTAGTCGTAGCCTTTGGATGCCTGGCCGATGTAGCCGCGCAGTTTGAGTTCTGCGGTGCCAGCCTCGGCTTTGACAGAAAACCAAGGCTCGCGCTTGGGGGCAGTGGCGGAGGCAGTGATGAAGAATGGCTGTGTCTTGGACATACAGCCAGCCGCTGCATGTCAATGGCTCAGGTGTTCACACTCGATCAACCGCAACGTTGCGGTTGATCAATCGCCACGTGGCGATTGATCGGATGTTCACTTTTCAGCGGCGGCGGAGATCTGTTTAACGAGGTCTGCGACATCGACGCCGAGGCTGGTAGCGAGGCCGGTGATGGCCTGGACCTGCATGGCGTCGATGCAGAGGAACCAGGGGAGTCCGCGCTCGGAGCCGTAGCGGATGTTATCGGCGATTTCGTCTAACCGTGAGTGACGGACGGTTTCGCCATCGAGCCCGAGGGCGTCGCAGTAGGCTTCGACGGTGCCGATGCCAGAGCGGATTTTTTCCTGCTCGGCTTTCTCGTCGCGACCGGCATCGATGCTGGGATCGATGCCGCCCTTCCATGTGACTTTGCGCCAGTCTGCGACGATGTTTGATTTGTCGTCGAGTGTCCAAGGTTCGCGGCGTTCGATGGCATCGCCAATGACGAACTCCCAGACGGCCTGGCAGTATTGTTCGCGGACAGGGCGGCGGATGCGGTCGAGGGCTTTCTTCACTTTCCTCAGCACCATGCGCACGCTGGCACTGCCGAGCTGGGCGATATTGATCAGGTATTCAGGCGGGAACTTGAGGCAATAGACGGCCTCATTCCAACACCTGCCGATGATCTCGGCGAGGCTCATGGCCTGGCCGTGGAAGAACTGGATGCTTTCACCTTCCTTGAAAACGGGGAGGCTGATACCACCGGCTAGCTCAATGTAGCGCAGGCCGTTGTCGGCCCCGGCTGAATCGGTGCCTTTGCTGACTTTTGGCCGGACACTGGCAGGGGTGTCACCGCTCGGGGTGGTGATGGCTCCGAGGAAGTAGGAGCGGATCTTGTTGGCGAACTTTTCCACGTCACGCAGATCCATGGAATCGAAGAGGCTGGACTCGCCACTGAAGAGCCAAGGCGTGCCATGGCGCTGGTTCAGGTGCCGATCTGCGAAGATGTGAAGCATCTGGGCGGCGGGGACTTCCTGCCCTTCACGAGCGCCGAACATGGTCAGGGTGGAAGAGGCGCTTTGTTTGAGGATTCGATAGGCCTGGGGGATGTCGAGGGCATCATACTTCACGCCTGCTTCCCAGGTGTAGTCGGTGCCGTTGGAGACGATGTCACGGAAGCCATTGTTGCCGATCTGGTCGCGCGTGAGGAACTGGAGCTGGAGGCGGCGAAACTTTCGATTGGAGAGCGGCTGGGCGATGGCCTGCGGACGGTCATCCTTCACTTTGAGTGCGAAGACTTCGCCATCGCCGATCATGGTCTGGGCGAGCATGCCCTGCGAGGTGTAGAAGTCGAAGCGGCGGCGGATGTCGATGGCGGGGCTCTGCGCCCATTCGTCAAAGTAGGCAGTGGCCTGTTTCTTGAAGGCGGCATTTTTGCTGCCTGAAGTCGGCACCAAGCCATCGCCAAGGGCTTCCTCTGGGAGCTGGGAAACGAGGTAGCCGATGAAGGGCAGGGCCTCCTGAAGGAAGCGGCTTTTCTGGACGCGATCTTGAGCGATGGCCGGAGTCTCTGAGCGCCAATTCCGCCACATGTTTTTTGTGGGGGCGCTGCGGATGCCACCGCTCTGGATGGCTGACGTGGCAGCGGGTGTGGCGGCGGCTGTGATGCTGGTTTTTTTGCGAGCCATATCAGTTCAGCGGGTGGTCGAAAAAGCGAGGGATGAGCATGGCCGGTGCAGCAGCGTCATCGACGATGCCGTCTGAGTTTGGCAGGCGGCGGCGGCATTGAGTGAGGATGGCGAGCAGCCACTTGGCGGAGACCTGGCGCTCGGCGGTGCTGCTCTGGCCCTGGAAGCTGGTGGAGGTAATGAACTCGTCATTCTCCATCACGGCGGCGAGCACGCGCTTGTGTTCGCTGATGAGCCAGTCTGTGCCGAGATCGCCGAGATCCTGGACGTGCATCAGGATGGCATCAACGATGAGTTCGGGATCTACGGTGTCGGCGGGCATTCTCCGCTGGGCGGAGTGTCAATGACTGCCTTCTTGGCCTTCTGCTTTGCCCATCGGACATTCACGGCGGCGCGGGCCTGCTCACTGGTGCGGGCTTTGGATTTGCCTTTCACCTTTCCGCCTTTGCTAGCTAATGCCCGCATCACTTCCCTGATCTGCTTCAGAGGCAGGTCCTCGAGGGGCTTGGGCTGGCGTTTCTTGCGGGGCATCAGGTTCGCGGGCGATGATCAAGGATGTTTGGGCTTGGTCCCAGAATTTCACGAAAGCTCCGCGCTGCAAGGCGAACTGTCTGATGTCTTCCATGTCTTGAGCGGTGGGTTTGTGAGGCATACGCAAGCGGGCTGAGTGTGTCAAAGCTAGTTCTTATGGAGCATGTAGTCTCTTTCCTTTTGTTTTTTCCGCCCCTCCTCAGGCGGATCATCTTCCGTCTGTGACCAGCCATACGCGGCGCGAACGAAGTGCCAGAGGGCGAGGCAATACTTCACGCAGTCGCCATAATCGTTGGCTCCTGACGGATCGACCCAGACATAACGGAGGCGGCCTTTGACCTTTTTGAGCTGGCGTTTTTCCTGACAGAGTTCGTCGATGAACTCGTCATCTGGCGACTTCATGAGATGCAGGCGAGGCGCGATGAGCGGCAGCTTCTTCCCCGTCTTAGCCATGAGGTCGAGCGCTGCGACGATCTCGTCATGTTTCGCGATGCGCTGCAGGTAAAGCTCGGTGGCGAACTCGTGATGGCTGACATGGTAGGCGCAGAACTTGATGATGCCTTGATCGGTGGAGACCTCGCGTGTGCGCTCATCGACCACGCCTTTGATCTGCTGCCCGCCAGCGCCTTTACAAGGGAAGATCCAATGACCGCCGTGGAGCGGATGGCAACGGGAGCGAGGACGGGCGCAGAAGTCGCGAACGTCCTTCATGGAGTTCTCGCCATCGCCTTCATCGATCCAGATGAAGTTTGGCATGATGGTGTCTCGCTCGGACTCGGGGACATCACCCCAATCGAGGATCTCGATAGGCTGCTCTGCGACGTCGTAGAGATCATCGAAGGTTAGGCACTCGCCATAGTCGATGATGAAGGCAGTGCCATCTGACTGGAAGCCGGTCTTTACCCACTTCTTCACGTCGATCTGAACGTCCACCGCCATGGCGACGAAGGCAGGAACCACGGGGCATTGACCGTGGCGGTAGGTGGAGCCCTTGGCGAGGGCGCGAACCATCTCTCCTTTGATGATGGTCTGCTTCTCGATGAAGGGCTCGCCGAGTCGGGTGCGGAAGAAGTGGGCGAGCTGGGTGCCGCCTTTCTTTTGGGCTTTGATGAAGTGGAGCGCGATGGCTCCCCAGGTGATCTTTGGCCTGAGTGAGTAGAGCTGGCTGATGTGAACGGACATCTTGCGCGGCTCGGGTTTGTTATCGTCCTGGCCGAAGTTGGTCTGCCGCCACTCGCGCTTTGAGAGCATCTGGCCTTTGTGGACTTCATCGATGCGGCCAAAGTGCGGGCCTTCGACACGACAGGCGGGATTGGCGCACTGGTAATAGGTATCGATGGCGACGCGATCCAGATCAAAGCCGCCTTCTTCATCGCGGCAGTGGTCGAAGCGGATGTTCTTCCACTCGAAGGTCTGCTTCATGCCGCAGTGCGGACAAGGGACATACAGCCGGTGCCGAGTGCCTGTGAGATACTCATTCCAGAGGATGTCGTGTTCGTTACGCGGCTTGCCTCCGTAGATGCCTTTGGAGTTAGGCACGTCCATCACACGGTCGCGCAGATGTTCGAGAGCGTTGGCTTCGCCACTGGCGAATTCGCTGAACTGATCGACCTCGTCAGCACCAACGAGGCCGGCTGTTTTATTGGTGACCTGGCTGACTGACTGCGCTCCGGCCATATAGACGGTGCGGCCTTTGAGGTAGAGCGTTTCGGACGTGAGTTGACGGTCATTCGCTGGCACCACGTCACCCAAAGCCTTCACGCTTTTCACGAGCGGGATGATGCGCTTCTTCGAGATCTTCTTCACCTCCTTCGCGTTGTCGATGGCGAAGATGACGTTCGAGTTCTGGAAGACTACCCACCAGAGCATGACCATGAAGAAGGCCAGCGTGAAGCCGACGCGCGAGGGCTTGAGAACGATCAACTCGTCGTAGCGAGGATCTTGAACGAAGTCGAAGAGGACGGTGCTCCAAGGCTCCAGCTCTGGATTGTAGGGACCTGGAGCGCCGCTGCTTTCCTCGGCGGAGAGCATGACGTTTTCCTTCAGCCACTTCACCATGCTGCCCTTTGGCCGGGGCCGCATTGCCTGGCTGAGGAGATTGGCCAGGAAGGTGCGGATCTTCATGCTGCAAGCGCCAGGGTTTCACGACTCACAAAGCCAGAGGCGATCAGCTCGGTGAAGCATTCATCGACTCCGGCCTGCCAGATCACGTCGCGCTCTTCATCGGTCGTCGCTGCTGTGAGGCTCGGTTTTAGCCTGGTCAACAGGGAGCGAAATGACTCTGCCACAGTCACGAGCATGGGCAGCAGCTCGGCTCCGAGTTCTTCGAGGTCCACGAGCTTGCCCAGCTTCGACCGCATTTTAAAGACGGACTCTTCCGCCTTATCGACTTCGTTTCGAAGCTCGCGCCACTTGCGTTCCTTTGTCTCGATTTTGGCTTGGTCCGGGACCTCCATGGCCTGCTCAGAAAGTAGATCGTGCCTGGCGCGCGCGAGCTGCTCTTTGAGGTGCTGCAGGCTTTGCTCCTGCGTGCTGACTGCGACGTTTTCAAATCGTAGCACTGGAGCTGGCGGAGGCGTGGAACCTGCGCTCTGCGATGGTGCCGAGCTGGGCTTCGCTGGCTGCGGTGGAGGTGATGAAGCCGGGCCTGGACCTACCGCACCACGAGCCGCGTCCACGACTGACTGCGGACAGCATTGCTTCATGCGGCGCTTCCACCAGATGGGCATTTCAGCGGGGGCATCGAGTGGCGGCAGATCGGGGCCGCCCTCTGCTTTCTTCCCCTGCTCTACCCACCACTTGATCGTGCGGATCTGCTTCTTGTAGGTCTCGACATAGTCTTTGTATGGGAGCTTATAGGCGTCTTTGGTGATCGCTTTTGAGTAGGCTGCGGACTCCGAAGGAAGGAAGGGAGCCAGCTCTTCCATGTCCTCTTTGCTCAGGCGTTTGCCCTGGGCGTATTTTAAAAGCTGAGCACTGATGCGCGCCTCGTGAAGCTCAGCCGGTGTGGCGGAGGCGATGATCGACGTGAGGAGCAACTGGCGCTTGCCAGGCGAGAGCGTCTCGCCATGCGCCACATTCGTGAGCATGTTGCGGGCGTCGGCCTCGAGGCCTTTCTGCGCGAGATCTGGCGTGATGTCAGGTCCTAGTGGCATACTCGGTGGCGAGCGCGTCGATCCAGGCCGCGTGGAAGTCATGCGTGTCCTGGTCATTCAGGATCAGCATCTGTTCGAGGTTGTCGCTGCTGCGCAGATTGGCGCTGCCTTCGATGCTGTACCTTCGCTTCACGCCATCCACGAGTTTGTTGTTCCTCTCGTTCCAGATGATCGGCACGAAGTAGTCGTGTTCGAGCGAGCCGTCTAAAGCCTGGATCTGCGCGGAGCCATCATCCGGGTGATCCCGCTGCCAGTCGGCATGGATATCCAAGCTGGCGAGGTTCTTCCTCTCAGTTCTGAGGATGGCAATGCGTTCTGTCATGCCCATCCCGCAGTGTCAAAGCCATGGGGCAAAAGTGAACATCCGATCAATCGCCACGTGGCGATTGATCAACCGCAACGTTGCGGTTGATCGAGTGTGAACA